AAAACGCAGCCTACGCCAAGGAAATGGCCTCCCTTGACGAAGACAGAATTTTCGTAGACGAAACCACTATAACCATCGTAATCAATCGAAACAGAAAGGAAAACTGCGTTATCCCCTTCAACGAGGAAGGATTCCACGAACAGCTAGGCTCTGCTCTTAGAAAGGCTGGTATCATATGAACGAGAAAGCCGAATCAATCCCAATTCTCAAAGAACCTCACCCTCTCTATTACCACTTTCTAAAATTCAAAAAGAAAATTTTTGAAAATGAGCAAATACCTGTTTCTAAAGATTTTAACCTCTATGTCAACCCTCATCATTTGGACTTTCAAGTCAAAAAAGGCCATGGAGATGTACGCTCTTATGATGATCCTCAATTAGCTGATCTTGTCTGGTGCTTCGTATATCTAATTAATGAATATTCTACGTATGATAACTATCATTATCATTTAATGAATGATTTTTATAAGTTTTATAAACCACAAAGAAGCACATATAAAAGATATTGACCCAAATACCACCCTCGCTTAACATCCAATTGCCAACTGAATCTAGCTGGTGTAACGTTTGGGGGGACTGTATGCCCCCCTATTTAGGTTCCATATGCCAATCAAAAAAGGCTCCTCTAAGAAGACAATAAGCAGCAACGTCAGCAAGCTTTCGAAAGAAGGGTACCCCCAAAAGCAAGCGATCGCAATCGCTCTCAGCTCCGCAGGTAAAAGTAAGAAAAAAAGAAGTCCAAAGAAACGTTGAAAACGTAGGCCAGTTGCCGCCTCTCCTTATCCGTCGGAAGCTCGTCGCCACGCTCTAGACACTGATAGCGGTACATAGTCATATGCGCCCTCCTAGCAGTCTCCCTCTGCGTCAAATTCATCTGCTCTCTGAATCGCTGCAACTGCTTAGAAAAATGTGTGACTTTACGTATGTGAGGTTTCCCCATCGACTTGGGAAACTATTTTAATCGGCACAGCGTTTAAATCAAGCTCGTCCACAAATTGAGACAAAAGGTCGAAGTCCAATGCGGGGAAATCAACCTCTCGATTTACCCAAATCGGCTCTCCCTCTATCTCCAGAGGCTTCTTGATCGCATAGTACAGCAAATTCCCCCGCCGATCCTCCTCCGTCACGCTGTAATAAAGAGCCCCATTCGGTACCGTCGCCGTAAACTCGAGAGTCCGTTTAGAATTATCATTTAACATTATCTCCATGCTATGCTTTAAGTGCTTAAGTATCATGGTCATTCATTTACCCATTAATTTCTTGAGTGTGGATTGTTCTATAAGTGTTCTATGTATTTAATTTTTTAATGGCTTTCTCTAACGATTTACCGATTAAACCCCCACCAATGTTTTTGCTTGTTTTGTTGATTCAAACGTATTGATGGTTACCCATGGCCCATACGCAATCAAAATATCTCCTTCGTCCTTAGCTTTTGTTGTGGCTAGGCGAGCATGCCCTTTGAATCGTGGATATTTAGAAATAAACTGTTTGTATGCATCATTAGCGTCTGAAAACCATGAGCTAAACACGTATTTTTCTGCTGCTGTATAGCCTGTGATTGAGAAAATTGTCTTCATTTTAGTCTCCTTGTTTTTGTTATGGATTTAGCATAACAGAATTCGGCAATATCGCACAACAGGAAAAAATCATAGACCGTGAAAAAAAATAACATTATATATATAGATATGGTTGAAATCGTCCTACACAGGAAACCAGTTGCATTAAAACGCCCCCGTTTCGTAAGAAGGGGAATCGGCGTCGATGTAATCAATTCACAAAAGCAGCAGATGAACGCGGACTATTGGGACATTCGGGAACAATATATAGATCCCCCATTATCGGGGGCGCTAGACGTTGACCTAGAGTTTGTATTCGCCTCTAAAAAAGCAGGTCCGCGAACGGAACGCCCCGATATAGACAACCTAGTGAAATACATTCTAGACGTTGCAAATGGCCTCTTGTGGACAGATGACTCGATCGTAGTTAAACTATCAGCAACAAAATTCAATGGTAAACACAATCAGATAACGATCAAAGTAAGGGAAATTGACCATGAGCGAAGCACCACGCCGCCCGGGACGGCCAAAGAAAGAGGAAGCCCAACCAGAAAAAAGACGAATGGGCCGCCCTCCTAAAAATGATCCTATGTACATGAATCACAAAGAGCGGCACCAAATGTTTGCTGACACGTCGAAGTGTTGGAAGCTCACGGAAGAATACGCGCTAGAAGTCTGTGAAAAAATGTTTCACATGATTATGACGGATGAAAGCATACTCGATATCAAAGAAATGCTCACGCGCCAGTGTCTTCCGCAATCCTCATATCTCAAGCTCAGAGAAAATTTCAAGGTGGCCTCTGATTTCCATAGTCTTGCTAAAACGATCATTGGGGCTAGGCGTGAGAAGCTTGCGCTTCACGGCAAAATTGATAGCACTATTGTAGGCAGAACGTTGCAGCATTTTGACGCGGATTATCTTGCAACCGAGATGTCAATCAAGAAGACAGCTTCCGAGCAGTCCGCCGAGTTCATCCAGCAGATGGGCGAGTTTATCCAGAAGATTCAAGCGAGCACAAACAACAAGTTGCCCTATAAGAAAAAATGACGGACATTTCCTCTCTTCTTGATGACCCTCTTGTTAGGCTGGAAAACCTATATCGCATCGTCGATAAAAACGGAAAACTCATAGATTTTCGTCTCAATTGGGCGCAGCGAGAGCTTTACCACGAGATGCACAACCGCAATTGCGTGCTCAAAGCTAGACAGCTTGGAATATCGACGTTCTATTGCCTCGTCTTGCTTGACCTTGCGCTGTTCACGCCCAACCAGACGATAGGAATCATCTCTCACTCTCTAGAGGGTGCGCAGCATCTATTCAAACGCGTCATACACGCAGCCTATGAAGGATTGCCCGAGCCGATAAAGGCTCTCTGTCCCGTGGTGAATATGTCCGCTAGAGAGATCTCATTTACCAACGGCTCCTCTATTCGTTGCGATACCACCATGCGAGGGGGAACGCTTTCCGCTCTCATGATCTCAGAGCTTGGGCCGATTTGCGCAAGGTACCCTGCAAAGGCGCAGGAGATCATTACGGGCTCTTTGAACGCACTACCTACCGATGCACTCTGCATCATTGAAAGCACGGCTGAGGGCGTTGGAAACGCGTTCCATACGATCTGCAAGCAGGCTCAGAAGAAGACGCAAAACCTATCCCCTCTCGACTTCAAGTTTTTCTTCCTTCCATGGCACAAGCACCCCGACTATTTCCTAGATTACCACATCATTATACCGCGCTATCTCGATGAGTATTTCAGATCGCTAGAATCTCTAGGCGTTCACCTAACCGAATCGCAGAAATACTGGTATGTCAATCAATGGACAATTTTGGGCGAGTCGATGCGCTCAGAGTATCCTTCGTTTCCCGATGAGGCGTTTGAAGTTTCATCTATAGCTAACTTCTACACGAAAGAGCTGATGGATATCGAGAAAAACCGCTATACGCACGTTCCCTATCAGAAGCATTTGCCTTGCTACATAAGTTTAGATATCGGCGTTCATACGGCAGCGTGGATTTATCAAGTTCTACCCTCTGGACAGATCCACGTTCTCGATCACTTTTTCGACGTAGGCAGCTCATTCGACGAGATCGTTCGGCAGATCAAGAACTTACCCTATATCATTGAGAAATGGTATTTGCCTCACGATGCAGACTCAAGGCAGCCGGGAGGCGGAAAGACCTACCTGCAGCTTCTGCAAGCATTTGGACTCAATTGTGTAGTTCTTCCCCGTGAGTCTATCGACATAGGAATAAACCGAGTCCGTCAATGTCTATCGCGCTGCTACTTTGACTCGACTCACACGGCAGACGGATTTGAGCATCTGAAGCAGTACAAGAGGAAATACAATGCTCGTTTGGGAATGTACGGAAGCGAGCCCGAACATGATTTTTATAGTCATAGCGCAGATTCGTTACGTTATGGAATTCTTGCAACAGAACTCTACGCCGACTCGACCAAAAAGAATACCGCTTTAGACCACCAAAACCTAAAAGCGATGGCTCGTCATTTAAAGTTTTAAGTAAGTGTTGCTTAAAAATTTAAGTAAAGCTAACTTTAGCTCATGAACTTCTTGAAACGCTCCCCCGACGCTGAACTAATCCGCATTGTCAATACGCTTTCAGAGATGGAAGCATCCGCAGAAATTAAAGAGTGGACTCCTGCACGTTGCCGCATCGTCCATGGCCTTTGCAAGATGATCGTCGATCTCTCGTTAGACATCCGAGATAAAACGGCAGGTCATTTCAAAATGCTCGACGATGATTGCTGTTTTGGGACAACAGATGTGGATTAAATTATTTGATATACTACCAGCTCACAATCAAATCTGTCTCGTAACGGCTCGTAAACCCAACGGCGAATACTACGTACCTCAACGCGCCCAATACTCAGAAGTTACGCAAATGTTTCATGCTCTAGATCTTACGGAAGGGTATCCCCTTTATGTGACGGACTGGATGCAAGTTATTGAGGTTCCAACTCACCACAAAAAAACATTTTGCCCAGAAATAGCAAATTAAATTACTAAATGGTATTTTAGCGGAAATGGCGAGCGAAGACGAAGTCAAGCAAGATTATAACAAATTTTGGATCTATGCAAAATCCGCATGGTCGCTCATGTGGGAACGTCAATCAGTTGCACTTCGTGCTTACGCTGGTGAGTCATGGCGCTTCGACGAGCAAACGAAGTTCCGCCAGCAGGGCAGGGACTCTCTCGAGTTCAACATTCTCCGCCCTCACATCAACATGTTTTCCGGCTACGCCCGCGATAACATCAAGTCGACGATCATCGGCCCACAGGAGCCCCAAGACCAGCAAGCAGCCGACGATCTAACAGGAGTCATGCAATGGGTCTACGAGAAAGGCGATGCGCGGAATCGCCTCCTAAACGGGTTTGACGATGCGCTCAAATCGGCGATCTCTCTCGTTGGCTTTTCGATGGACTACACGAAAGACATGGCGAATGGTGACTTTCAGTTTTGGAAGCGGTCATATAATTCATTTTGCCTAGATCCCAACTTTACCGACCCATCACTAGCCGACTGTTCGGAAATTCTCATGCGTGACTTTGTGACACGCGACCAAGCGAAGATGCTTCTTCCGATGGTTGACCCAAAGGTGATTGATGACGTTCCCTCCTACGTTGCCGATGACAAGTTTGTACTCCTTCGTCCCCGCAACATGCTTTGGCAAACCCGCAATCTCCTCTCATTCGATAGCTACTATCGCCAGACAACCAAGCGCGTCAAAGTCCTAATCGATGAAGACACAGGCGAAGCGCGTGAGATGCGCGACTCTAAGATTGACATCGAAGGCCTAGAGCAGTTCTTGAAAGAGCAGTACGCAGCGACAGGGCAGCGCTTTAAAGTTGTAGAGCGCAGCAAGCCGACCATCGAGAAAAATATCATCCTTTCGGGCGTTGTAGTCTATTCGGGGCCAGATCCCACAGGGCTAGACGAGTATCCATTCGTCCCGATCATGTGCTACTTTGAGCCTCAGCTAGACGATTTCGCGATTAAGCTCACCTCTATGGGCTGGTCGCTACTCGACGCTCAGAGGACATTCAACAAGCGCCAGATGCGAAACATCGACATGATGGATCGCCTCATTACGTCCGGTTTTGCGTTTAAGCCGTCTAAGCTCATCGACACGAAAGACCTGCTTTCAAGCGGATTCCAGCTCATCGGTATGACTGATGACGCAGAGTTTGGCCGTGACGTTGTTCCCCTCTCTCAAGGAACGCTTCCCGGCGG